GGCGAAAAATCGAACGTTAAACTGCACGGATGATCGGCCCCATAAGTGCCGGTGCCTACATAGGAGCCGGTGGCGATCTGGACGGCGCCGGCCTGCTTCAGCGCGGCCAGCAGGGCCTCCAGCGAGCTCTGCCCGGTGCCGCCCTTATTGACCGGCAGGATCCCGGTAAGGGCATCCAGCGCGTGGGTGTGAGACGCCGCGGCCGCCCCCACGTCCGCGGCTGAGAGGGTGATATCCGAGGACAGGGCTTTTTTGTTGATCTTCCGCGTGAGCGGGACATACAGCTTGCCCAGCAGCTCCTTGACCTTGCTCCAGAGCACCCGCTTTCCGGCGTTTTCCGCCGCGCTGTCCGTGATGACGATCCCGTCCGCGTCCGCCAGGGCATCCTTGGTGTCAAAGCCCGCCATTGCGGTTGAGACGTCCATCTCCGGCAGCTGCTCCGGCAGGACTTTGCCGTCCTCTCCCAGATCAGCTTTGTCCGGGTGCGCGTCTTTGGACTCATTGTGCTGGCGGATCATCTCCTGGACATCTTCGGCACTCAAATAAAGGGGATTACCAGATGCCACAAAGGTGATCTGCTCCGTCTGTTCCACGCGGATCAGGAGCTTGAGACGCTCATAGATCACCACGCCGCCATCCTGGGTGTCCAGGTACTCGCACTCCTGGCCGGCATTGTCATAGAGGTAAGCGCCTTCCTCCTGCGTGTCCGGGTCCTGCGCCATCAAAGCGAGTTCCCGGTAAAGAAAGCCCTCCTCAAACTGGCTGTTGTCCAATGTGGCAACCACGGCGCTCTGCTTCGCGTCGTCCGTGGTCAGGATGCCGTCGATCAGCATGGAGTGCCGCTCGCTGACAAGCTCTGTACGGTTAATCATGGAGCCGTTGCCCAGCAGGCCGTCTCCGATGGCTACACGGGTAAAATGGATGCCCTTGCCCTGGTGGCGCTTGGCCTCAATCGTCTGGCCGAAGGTCGTGAGCTTCAATCTTGTGAATGCCATATCTCTTACTCCTGTTCAATCGTCATCTGCCTGCCCCGCTCTATGGCTGCCGCCAAGTAGAGAGGGGCCTCATACCGCTGCTCCTTGGCAAGGTGGAGGAGGGTCCGCGCCGGCTTGATCTTGTTCAACTCCTGCAGAAGGAGCGTCCGGTCATCCAGCACGATATTCCCACCGATAAACCAGACAGTAGCCTCCGCCCAGTGATCCGGCTTTTCTCCCGGTTCAATGTTGACTTCGTCATATCCGAACGCCTGGGCCAGATAGCGGATGCCGCTGTTCAGCCCGGCCATCTCTGAGATCGCGCCCTTCATGGCAAGGCGCCGGCGGTAGTTGTCCACAGTCTCCCCCTGCAGGCGGAGCATATCCCGGTCCGCGCCATGGACTGGAAGCATCGCGTCCGAGCAGGTAAGCACAGAAGCCTCTTCCCGGACCTGCAGCAGCGCCTCCTTGCACTGGTCAAAGGACCGCCCCATCACCTTGAAGAAGATGTAAAACTGATTTAGAGACTGGCGGCCCCGCCGCAAGGGGCTGAAGAGCAGCGTGTACATATACTCTCCGAAGGTCTTGAACACGGTCAAACTCCTTTCACTGTGACGGTGATCTTTCCGGCCATGATGACCTTCTCCTCGGCCAGAGTGACATCTGCCGCAGGCGTGGTCACGGTCACGTTTCTCACCGTGGAGACGTCGCTCTTGATCTTGTGGATGATGTCCGCATGGGTCAGCTCATTGAGGGAGTCTCCGCGGTTGCGCAGCTTCAGCAGGTCCGTGACGGACGCCTGCACGCGCTCCGCGAGGCCGTCCTGGCTGAGGGCGCTGGAGACGGTGACCGTGACAGCCACATCCTGGGCGACGATCTCCGCGCTCTTCACCTTCACGTCCGTGTCCGGTTCCCGTATCTCCTCACAGGCCACCCGGCACTTTTCCAGCAGGTCCTCCGTGGCCGTCCCGGCCTCTGAGGTGATGATGATATCGACGGTGCCCTGCCCTCTCGGGTGCTGATCCTTGACGGTAACATAGAGGACGCCGGCGATGGCGGAGCAGACGTTGATGTAGGTGTCCCGCAGCGGAACGAGCGCCAGCTCGGACCAGGATCGGAGCGTGCGCTCCCTGGCGCTCTCATCGTCCTCCGTGTCGCTGCCCTCCCGGGTGATCCAGCCGGCGCTGTTGGAGATGGTCACATCGCCCAGATAGGTAAGTGTCCTGGTGATCTGCCCAGCCGGAACATTATAGCGGGCGCCCTCTACCTCGGCCTCCACTGGGACCTCCACGGACTTCGCCCCCTTCTGGAGGGTGATCTCCTGCAGGGCCACAAAGCGCAGCTCGTCGCCGTTGATATCCTTGATGCTCTTGAAGATATGCCCCTTTGGGATCTTGACCGCCTCGCCGTCCGTGTCGGTCCGGGAGACGGTGACCACACCTTGGGTCTTCTGCGCCAGCTTGCGGGTTTTGGAGTAGTCGGACATCTTCAGGTCCAGCCAGGCGCCGGAAGCGTGGCTCACGAACATCTGATTCAAGACTGTCCGGCAGAGCTCCAGAAGTTCGATCTGGATGCGCAGGACGATCATAAGGAGCGTGTGGAAGACGCCGCCGGAATGAAAGTTTGTGATGGTGAAGCCGGCGTCGGACAGCTCCTGGATCCGTTGATCCTCCAGCTCCGTCAGATCCGGAACAGGGATCACCTGATCTAAAATCTTATCGTCAATCAATGACAGTCACCTCCAGATTGACCGGGTCGATGATAATGTGCAGACTGTAGGACGCCTCCGTGTCCGCGGCCTGGAAAGATCCGTAAATATGAAAAGCGTCCTTTATAAGCCCCACTTGGACCTGTACGCTGTCCGGAATGATTTCCTCCCGTTTGAGCAGGCCGCTCCTGACCCGCTGCGTGATCTCCAGCCGGGTGATCTCATCATCTTCAGACTGCAGGAAGTCGTACAGGCTCCAGCCGAAGTCCTCGTCATAAAACAGCTCGCCCTTCTGCGTCTGCGCCTCCAGGATGATGGATTGCAGGAAGCAGTCCATGCCGGAGCAGAGAGGGGCGTCGCCATCCGCTGCCTGGGTGAGCTGTCCATCCTCATCCAACCGGATGTCCGTGTCGTGCAGACCCGTCACAGGACCACCTCCCCGATGATGACCGGCGTGAGATCTCCAAAGGGGAGCGCGATGGCCGCCAGTGCCCCGGCCTGGAGCTGTATCCTGGAGCGAACGCCGGGCAGGGCCGGGAAGCTGCTGTCCTCGCTGCCGAAGCGGTCCACCACCGTCAGGGTGTACTCCTGCCAGCGGCCCACAATATGGCCCCGATAGCTGGTGCCGCCCTCATCGTTGTGGATATCCAGCTCCTCCGCCTCGTAGGTGTCCGAAAGGGTCTTCACGGCGGATACACGGGCCAGGAGGATGGCGGGCGACGTCAGATAGGGATAGTCCTGCTTGAGGATGTCCCCGACCACAGCCTTGACAAACCGCTCCAACTGCTTTCCCATGGCGGTTCCCTCCTCAAAAATAGATATGGGTCCGGATGAAGCCCTCGTCGTTGGTGAGGTGCCGGACCCGGACCACCTCCACCTCGCCCGAGATACTGGGATGACTGACCTGGATGCGGTGGGAGTGACGGACAAAGGGCGCGGACACGGTTTCGAGGTCCCAGAGGCTGCCGCGCCGGGCGAGACTCAGGATATTTCGCCCTGCCTCGAACGTGTAGGTCATAGTCTGCTCCGGCTGTTCGCCCCAGTAAAAGACGCCGCCGGAGCAGAAATAGGGGACCTGGATATTCCAGGCGGCCGCCACGGTGTCCAGGGCCTGCACACCGCTCTGCCTGCGGATGGAGAGGCGCTTCCGTGCCGGATAGACCGTGGACGTCAGCTTCAGCTCCGTCAGGCCCGCCTGTGCCAGGATGTACCGGATCACCTCCTGGGGCGTCGTATCCAGAAAGGTCTCATTGACGGTGAGTCCCTCCAACAGCAGCATAGGGTCCTTCAGGATGATCTCATCGGCATTGCTGCCGGCGTTGTATGTCGAGCCGACATAGCCGGTGAAAACCTCATCGAAGGCGCCGCCGTAGCCCAACAGGATCGTGGCCGGCTCCAAGCGGGAGATGCTGATCTCCGGCTTGAAGCGGTCTGTGAAGCGGATCTTCGCCCAATCCATGCGGGAGTCCCTGGCGGAGGAGACCTCGATCTCAATGCCCTGCTGGAAGGTGTAGCCCCCGGCCTGAGCGGTGATCCGCGGATAGAACAGTTCCAACGTCTCCATGTACTACTTCCTTTTCAGCTTTGACAGGACCTTGGCCGTATCCGCGTCATCCACGGCAGGGGACTTGCCCCGCTTCTTCTGCAGTGCCGGCGTGATCTTCCCCGGCGCCGCGCCCCGGTCGGAGCTGAGATAGCTGGAGTAACTGCTGTCCAATGTCCCAGCTGAGCCGCTGCCGGAGCTGCCGCTCTTCTTGCCGGACGAAGTGCCGGAGGATTTTACGGCCTGGATGGTCTGTGGGATGTACTCCCACAGCTCCAGGGTCACGGAGAAATAGCTCTTCTTCTGTTCGGCCTTGTGGTTGAGAGATTTGAACAGGACCTTGTCGATACCGTGGGCGGCCGCGTCCTCACACACGATAGGGATCGGCTGCGGCACACCCTGACCCTCTTTGCGGAACACCGCCCGGAGCGTCTCCAGGCGCTGATACTTGGTCTGCGTGTCGGTATCGTCCACCACCAGCTCAATATTGATTTTGGCATCCTCGTAGCCGGTGGCCTGCTTGGGCTTGGCGGAGCTGCCCTCCACCTCCTGCTCGTCGATCTGTGCCGACTCCTTGACCTCGATGCTTTTAACAAGGCCAGGGAGGACGACTCCGTTCAGCTTGATGGTATTGTCTTCCACAAAGATCATGAGAGCCACCCCCCTTCCTTACGCCAGCGCGAAGTCGGTTTCCGGATCATCATCCGGATCCTCGCCGCTGTTGATTTTGTCTTCCAGTTCGCCTACGATCTCCAGCAGGTCCTGAAGTTGCTTGATCTTCTTGACATCCACCTGCAGCACCAGCTTCTTGACGATAAAGACTTTGCCATCCCTTCCGGCGGAGCCGCTGCCGTCTCCAGCGTCTGCTTCCTCGCCTGTGCTGCCGCCCAGGCGGACCGGCTCGAGAGCATCCTGCTGGAGGCTGACCCTGGCTCCCTCCAGACCCTTGGTGATTGCGTTGGCCGGAGCATCCTCCGCCAGGGTCACACCCTCGGCGAAGGTGGTCATGGTCTTTTTGCCGCTCAGAGTCAGGGTGCTCAGGGGACCCTCCTTGGCATCGGAGTGGGGGAACAGGTTGCTGATCTTCCCAAAGATGCCCTTGACCGCGTTGATGGGCGCCATCGCCACGGACTTGATACCGTCGACGAAGGTGGTCACGAGCCGCCGTCCGGCTTCACCGAACCATGCGATCTTCTCGCCGATCCAGTCCATGATAGACTGAAAGCCCTGCTTCAGCCACTCAAGTCCTGCCGTGATTTTGGAGCAGGCGGTGTCCCAGGCGTTCTGCAGGAACGCGGTCACGCTGTCCCAGTTCTGCCAGAGCAGGATGAGGGCGGCGATCAGCGCAACGATACCAATGACAACCCATGTGATGGGATTTGCCAGCAGCGCCGCGGTGAAGGACCACACAGAGGCAATCAACCCGGGCATGGCGGTTACAGCGGTCAC